TCAATCCGGGAGATTTAACTCCGGGAGTTTGTTTATTGTTTTTCGGTGGAGCTTTGTGTTTGTGTGCTGGTAGATCTGCATGGTTGTTTCGGTTCGGGAATGGCCCATGATTTCCGAAGCCGATTTTAGATCGCCGTCTTTGCCTAAGACGGTTGTGGCGAAGCTGTGTCTGAAATCGTAGATCCTGAGTCGGCGGGTGATGCCGGCTCTTTTTTTTGCGGCACTGAACGCTTTTTTGATTCGTTTTATTGGTTTGTTTTGGTAGGTGATGATTTCAGGCGATGGTTTGCCTTTATCCTGAATCTTCCATTTTTTCAAGAATTTTAATAATGACGGATGGATCGGCACGAGCCGGGATCGCGGGCCGCCTTTTCTGGATGATCTGATCTGGATGGTCTTTGACCGGAGATCCACGGCGTCCCATTGTAGAGAAAGCAACTCTTTCTGGCCGGGACGGAGGCCGGTATAAAAGGATATCAGGATGCAGCGGCGGAGATGGTCGCTCGAGTGTTTTAACAGGGCTTCGATTTCTTTGATGGTGGGCGGATCGATGATGGTGTCGTCGCGTTTGGGCTTTTCGTAATTGGCCAGGGGATTGTGTTTGATGTATTCGCGTTTGACCGCCCAATTCAGGATGGCCATGATGTCGGTAACTTCCCGGTGAACGGTTGACCGGCTGATTTTTCGCGGATCTCCGTTTTCGTCCAGGACTATTTTTCGTTTTTTGTTGCCTTCCGGACCGGTCCAGACCGTAACATTTTGTTTTAAGCGTTTGGATACATACTGGTCCATTCGCCGGGGCGTGATCCTGATGGCCTGGAGGTGGCCTATCTCCGGAAGGATGATGCTTTCCAGTTTGTAATAGATGGCGTCCATGGACGTTTTTTCCATGATGCCGGCTTTGGCCTGCAGGTAGTCTTCGGAAAGATTTTCGAATTTGATAGATTGGGCAGTTCGGGTGCGGCGGGTATAAGATCCGAGGTCCAGGTCATCGTTTCGTGCCCTGGCTTTTCGCTCGCCCTCTAAGCCCCGACCGAAATATTCGCGTGTTCGGCCGCATTTCTTGGATTCATCCCGATACTCTACAATCCAGCGGCCGTCTTTGAGTTGTTGGACTGCCAATTTTTATTTCTGTAAGTTTGTATAGGATTTTATTATTGTTGCCTTAGCATCCTTTTTAATTATGCAGCGCTTTGCTTTGTGCTGTTTTGACTTTTGAACTAGCCTCCATTGTTTTTGTATCTGCGATTCAACCCTGATAGAGTCTCCTTCGATGCAATCACCTATATTTCTATAACAGGTCTTTTTTTTCATACGCCCTTTATTTTCCCTTCTGCCTCTAATTCTTCGCAGATTTCAAAGGCCATATCAAATTCTATACCAAGATTTTCCTCAATATCGGCTGGATCTATATTCTCTCCATCATGTTCCAGAAAATATTTGGCAATCTCAGCCTTGGCCTGATCGAAAGGAATATCTCTGATTTCAATATAATCATTCTCAATGTTTTCCATTTTTTCAGCGAGCTGCCCGACCATTTTTTCAATCTCCTCAATTTTTTGTTTCAGATTCTTTATTTCTTTTTTAAAGAAATCAACAGAAATCCTATCATAAAGTGCATCAGGTGATTTTGATTGTGATGGGGCCGGCAATTTATTTAAATCAGATAAATTATAATCTATCTGCGAAGGCTTTGCAAGCTTCCAATATATTTGAGGATTTTTATTGGCATCTTCAAATTTGTCCCAACCCAGACTTTTTGCAGCCATGGCATTAACCTTTCTTTTCTTTTGCCTCTTCATCTTCAAAGACATTTATCATGTTACTCAACCAGTCTCGAATTGCAATAGCGGTTTTTAAATCAAATACCAAAGAGGATTGAACAATGCGAACCACATCGCCGCCCACAATGACTTTCCCAGAATCACTCATTGATCCATCTTTTTTAATATTATGAGTAATTTCTAAGGGTATAGGGTGTCTTTCAGAATATGGGTGCATATGTATTTCCCCTCGGGGAGTGACCCCTCCCCAAGCGCCGTTCACATAACAATCTTGGAGGTGATCGGGAATTACATATTTGAATTTAAATTTAGTCTGTTTCTTTTCTTTATCGGCCATAACACCCCCTTTTATTAAATTTATCTCTATATTGTACAATCCAGCGTCCGTCTTTGAGTTGTTGGACTGCCATATTTCATCGATGATCGTTAATGTCTATTATTTCTCTGCATTTGATACAACAATCGCGTCTTTCCGGAAGTTTATCAGGCGGTATGTTGTCTTTTATTACATTTTGAATTTTATCGATATAATCTTTAAGGTTATTAATTTCTTCATCCTTGGCGCTTAGTTTATTTGCCATTGTCTGAATGAGATCAAGAACACTCATGTCGGATATTGACTTATCAAAGATCGTCGATTCTGGAGGCTTTGATGCTTCAACCGCGTATTTTTCACCCCGGCCGGTTATAAGCCAATTCAAATTAACTTTTTTTGCAATTCCCCAGTTTATTATAAATGGCAATAATGTTCCACTTTTTTTGCGCTTACTAAAATCTGGCGGAGAAATTTCAAATAGTTCTGCAACATCCTTTTCCCTGGCAAGTTTTTCTATCTCTCTAATGCGATCAACAATTTTAACAAAATTAACCATAATGACAATTTTATGCTTGACAAATTAACTAAAAAGGAAATATAGATTGTCCGTATGGTAAACATACGGTATTAAGATAATAACTTTTGTAACTGATAAAAAAGGTGAATCCATTATGAACAATTGTAAATGTCCTGCTTGGATAAAGTTTTTGGGAAAAATCTTCGGTCAAAACAAAACTGCTATCGATAGTCTTCAAAAGATTCTAAGCCATGCCAAAAACGGTCATAAAGATAAATTGCCTTATGTCATTTTTCTAAAAGAACAGAACATATTAAACGAATGCGGCACGGTCATTAACAAAATAACAAGATCCGAGAAAAAGGTTTTCTACAACCAATACAGGCAATGGTGCGAAAGCAACGGAAAACCTATTTTGGCCCGGAATCGTTTTTACGCGGTGCTTATGAGACAAGGCATTATATTTTCGGGATAACACCGTTTGAAATCGATTCCGAATACCCAAGACTTTGTTCGTAGATTTCAAACACTTCTTCCCAAATAACAAAGTCATCAGGATCAGTTGGATGATCTTTGTGGGCGTAGGAACTTTGATCCTGGGAAATAACAGAGGCCTTTAAATTGATAAAAGCATTTGTCAAGTCTAACGCCAGCAATTTTTTAAATTGCTCTTTGTCCATAAGAATCACCATATTTTTAAGATGTTAAAAAACAATTTTAAACCCATAACATAAGGTATGTGAAAAAACAATGGAAAAAAGCCAGAATCATTTAGCCGTTTTACAATTGAAACTCCTGGGTTATCCCATCCAAAAAATTCGAAAAGCATTACCTAAGTTAACCGGGATCGAACACAAGGACATGGCCAAGATCGCCGGAGTATCCAGAGAATGCATCACCCACCACATTGTGGGTCGCAGCAAAAATCCGAAGATCCAGTCCGATATCGCCAAAATATTCCAAACACCTGTTGAGGAATTGTTTCATGGCTCTGAAAAAACTCACGCCAATTGAAAAGGCCATATACACCATCGATGACGCGATTAAGGATCTGGAACTCCAGCGCCAGGAACTTACGGCGCTTCTGCCTAAACGGGCTCCATCCAGAATAAAAGGGTACATCACCGACCACAGGACCGGCAAAAGGCGATGGTGGAACAAGAAGCTGCAGCGCGAACATGAGATGAAGAAAAGAGGGCTTAAAACAGTCAAAGGATAAATCATGTCGCAGATGAAATTAGATTTTACCAAGAATACCATCCATAATATCAACCAATACTTCCAGGCATCTGAAGAAGAGTCGTTGGGCCAACAAACCGGCTTTAACGTAAAGTTCACGCCCACACAGAAGCAAGCCCTTCAAAACATTATGAGAGAGCATAACATCAAGGCATCTACTTTTTTGAGAGAAGCCATGGATGTTTATATCGATATATTTCCTTTCAGAAATAAAATTCAACGCCATAAAGGACTTCTTAAACATTTGCTTTCAAAACTATCATAATTTTTTTTGTCATGTCAGGTGCACCTTGGTGCACTTTGGTGCACCTCAAATAAAAACAGAGAGTTGAGGAGATTAAAAAATGAACTTTGATGAATGGTTCAAGAAAAAGTATCGGAAATTTGAACTATACCCATGGCAGGAAAAGGCTATTCGGGAATTTCTTTTTGCTGCGTATCCGGACCGGGGAGAAGCTGTGGGTATGTCGTTTTGCCTGAAGGTTTTGAGTGAATTCATGTGCGAGCATGGGAATGAATTTGAACTGTAATAATTTATGCCCGGTCCAGGTTTGAGGCCTGCCGTAAACCAAGGAAAGTTCAATGCGTGTATCAATCGCGAAGATACCAGGGTTGATCAGAATCATGACCGTCACATTCCGGCCGTGCGGCGTGGCTTGGCCTTCCGGAAGGGTGTTGGCGGAATGTTTCTCACGTTCGAGTCGTGAGGCCGGGCTCCAACAAGAAAATAGGAAATAGGAAAGAGAAATTAGAAAAGAGGAAATAATGATGAAATGCCTGAAGAAGAGGAAAAATTTTAAATCAAAGGAGGCTCCAGTATGACCGAAAAAGAAAAAAGTACGATTAGTTTGGATGAATTGGCAAAGGGTACGTTCCTGGAAGAACTGACAATGGTCGGATACATCGAACCCCAGGCTGTCTTTAATGGCGCGAAAGATGTCGATTTAGGCGAAATGACCGACTTGGAAAAGCGGCTGTTTTCATTAAAGGCAACGTATGTAAAAGTTGTCGAACTCTTAGATGCTCAGATCAAGGATGCAACCCCGGGTGGTTATCATTCCTTGCAGTGCTGCAAGGACTTGGAAGTTAATCGTAGCGCTATGAACGCTATTGGATTCGCCTTAGGCGGAATATTGTGGACAGCTATCCGGGCGCGGATCAAACTACCTGTCGGGGTGAATATCGGCGTCAGAAAGGGATACCAGGTTGTCATGTTTGAGGAAAAAAATCCCTTAAACGATATGCTTGAATCTATAAAAAAAGCCTCTGGATTACATTTCATCCAAGTAAAAATTTAAAAATGCCAGATAATTAAAGAAAATCGTGGAGAAACGATTTAGAAATATGTTTTTCCCGCAGGTGATCTTGGAGGCTGAACGGATATGCCTTAAACGGCCAGGATCATCTGCGGGTTTAACCAAGGGGGACCAATGCCGAATGAAAAAATTGGAATAAAGGACTGGATCCTGGGGACTCTTTTCGTAATTGGAATATTGATCGCCGGATCCGACGGCGATTGGTTCCCCTGGTTCAATATTGCCGGCGTGTTTATCGTCGGCATTTTTATGGTGGCAGCAATAAGGATTTTTTCAAAGGAGAAAAGGTCATGAAAAAAGCATTATTAGTTTTAGCGGTATTACTTTTTATTTGCATTCCTCACGTTGCTGTTGCCGGGTCCGCAATCTTGCAGTGGCAGCCTAACACAGAGCCGGATCTGGCCGGATACCGGGCATTCGTTCGCGAAAAAGGCCAGGGCTATTCTTATGATCAACCCGCCTGGGAGGGCAAGGAAACCACATGCAAAATAGACAATCTCGATAATTCCAAGACTTACTATTTTGTTGTGAGGGCCTTCGATACCGAAGGTTATGAAAGCGGTAATTCCAACGAGGTCAGCTTGGTTCAAGGCACAATCCCGGACGGCGTACCGCCTTTGGATCCAAAAACCGTGACGATTACTGTTACCGTCCAATTGCCGGAATAAATCATGACTGTAATCGGCATATATTGGGACGAATTATCAAAATCCTTCATGGCAATAGCACGAATCGACTGCACGACCATCGATGACGGCCATTTGTCAAATGAAGATTCAGTTTGCGACCCGCCCGCTCCCGAGGCGGTAATATCGGAGCCTCCCATGACCCGCCCGCCCTGGTCGGGGTTAAAGTAGCGGCTTCTTCCCCATGGGAGCTTGCGAATACCGGGGCAACCCAACCTTAAGAAGGTTAGAAGGTTAGAGGTTTGGAAGGACCGAATGAAAGAAAAACCTAAAATCGTCACGATATGCGGATCGAGTCGTTTTGTTGAGATCATGGCTGTTTGCGCCTGGCTTTTGGAACGGGATGAAGGCGCAATAGTGATGTCGCTGCACCTTCTTCCATCCTGGTATCCGGATTGTCCGGATGATCATTTGGCGGAGCATGAAGGCGTGGCCGAACAAATGGATGAACTTCATTTAAGAAAGATCGATATCAGTGATGAAATATTCGTCGTCAATTATGGCGATTATATCGGGAAAAGTACGGCGCGTGAAGTTCAGTACGCGATTGACAATAGTAAAAGGATTCGATGGCTCAACCATGATCCTATAGGCGTTGCCGTGAACAAAATTATTCAGGAGTCATTAAGAAAGGAAAAAACATGCAAGCCGTAGAACACAGCGGAATTGAAAGAATGCCGGAAATTTTCAATGCGGAGAGACTTGAATCGCTTTTAGACGATCCGGAAGTAAAAGAAGTGAAAGTTTTTAAGCTTGAAAAAGGAATGTTAATCAATATCGAAGGTTGCGCCTATAAGGTGATTGCCGCCAGGCCGAACGGAAAAATAACCCTGAAGCCCATATCATGAAAACCTGGTGCATCGTAGATCTGAGCGAACTGCACAATGGATATGGCGATTTACCGGACCCGACAATGAATGATACCGGCCGGCTTGATAAGAAACATTGCCCGACTATGTTTTATTATAAGCGCAAACCATCTGAAGATGAACTGTTTCGATTGCAAAAAAAATATCCGGCCGGAAAATTCCACCTGTTTGAAGCGGTAGGCAAGGTTGTAGAAAGTCAGGTCAATACAAAGGCGGCTTATATTGAGAATATTCAGTGAAGAAAAATCAAGCGAAATTAAAAAGACGGAAGTTTTTTTGATCTTAAAAAATCAAGAGGCAAGAGCCCTGATCGAAGCATTAGAAGCCGCGATCAAATCCCGACCGAGAAAAAAGAAGTGGAAAAAATTGCTAACAGATCTTGAGGAAAGGGCTTTAATTTATTGATGTGTACAATAGCCGAATGTAAAAAGATCATGGCGGAAGTGGCAAAAAAGCACCTGATATCCGTCGAAGATCTGGAAGGCCGGAGCCGTAGAGAAGAGATCGTTGAGGCCCGTAACGAGGCTATTTGCAGGTGCCGGCAAGAAACCACCGCCGGACTGTCCGCCATTGGGCGTTTTTTCAACAGGAGTCATGCAACCGTTATACATTCGCTGAAGAAAAATGGAAATGGAGAAGACATGCATCGTGATCTCGGAAGTAATAGAGATCACCGATAGCCAGGTCGCTGTTATCGTAAAAAAGACCGGCAAGGTCCTGGTGGTGCCGATAAATCTGGCCGAAAAATTCCAGGACCGGCTTTTCATTCCAGCCTGGCTGGCCAAAAAGAAAGGTATAAGGGATAAAATTTCCTATGACTGATCAGGCGTTTTATATTCAATCGCTGGCATCTAATGAATGTCTGTGTGGCCGTCCAAAAAAACCTCGCAATACATTTTGCTATCAGTGCTATCAAGCATTGCCGGCGGAAATGCAGAAAGCATTATATCTGCGCCTGGGGGATGGTTACGAAGAAGCGGTGGATGAAGCGTGTCAACATTTACAGCAGGAGGTTTGGTAAAATGCATACCATCTTTATATTTTTTGCCGGATGTTTTGTCGGCGCCATGGCCGGGATCCTGGTAACATCATTGCGCCATGTGTCGAAAGCGTCGGATCCGGATACTGACGAATGGAAATGCCGTCGATGCGGGTGTGATGATCTTAATCCCTGCATTACGGATGAAGGTCCATGCAGCTGGGTGGAAGAAAACCTGTGTTCGGCCTGTTATACAATCGAAGATTATAAAAATTGGAAGCCAGGAAAGCCAGGATATGCTTGAGAAAGATGGAATCAAAGCAAAAAATAATATCCCCGCATGGATACACCCTGCTGATCGGAGAGCAGGTCGAGCAGGGTGATATGGCATATCTGTATAGCAATGGGCGGGAAACATGGGTTGAGATTGATGAACCCGTCTATGAGGTATGGATAGCTGGTGAGCCTGGAACCGTACCTGTTGCTCGGCGCGATCATCGGATATCACATGTGCAATTAGAATTGTTTTAAATAAGGAGAGTAAATTGAAATTCGAAGAGGTTTACAATATCTTTTTTGAGCCCGGTGAAGTGGCCGAGATCCGGGCTTTTGGTTTAAGCAAAGGGAATAAAGCATGGGAAGGTTGGGCCGGCGGATCCGGTGTTGTCTTTGGCTATTTTGATAATGCCCAGGATTTTGGAAAAGCCGCCGGCGCTCTGGATCGAGCAAAGGCTGAAGGCATATATTTTACCTTGAACCCGACGAACCCGGATCTGCTGGCCAGGTCTGCGAATCGTTTAAAAGCCGCCGGTGCAAAAACGGCCACAACCAGCGATAAAGATATCGTGTGCATCCGGTGGCTGCCGATCGATCTGGATCCGGTCCGCCCCTCAGGGATATCATCAACGGACCAGGAACTTGAATATTCCAAAGAAGCAAGGTTTAGGATCTGTGAATTTGTTAAGCACGAATTTAAAGGATGCCCCCCAATTTTAGCAGTCTCCGGAAACGGAACCCATCTACTTTATAAACTTGAAGACCTTCCAAATACCGACGATACCAAAGATAAAATCCGACAAGCTTTAGCAGCAATCGCCGCCAATTTTTCAGATGAAAAAGTACATGTAGATCTGAAAGTTTTCAATCCCGCGAGAATTTGGAAACTGTACGGAACTACCGGGCGAAAAGGCGATCACATCGAAAAACGGCCACATCGAAAAAGTTATATTGATAAGACTGCAAAATAACAGAAGGATGAAATGGCGAAGAAAAAAGGTGTTAAAGCAAATTCGCTGGCATGGTTAGAAGCCATTGCTGCTACTGCCCCTCCTGAAGAAGTAAAAAGTACAACCCGAAGTATTCGCAAAGGTAAGAACGTTGATTCTGGCGCATCTCACGCGGTCGATTTGGGGCCGGTTGACGTTGAAAAGTACCTTTTGCACTATGGGGTTGAATTCCGGGTAAAAGACAAGGGAAATAAAACCTTGTATACGCTGAAGCAGTGCCTCTTTGATCCTGATCACGGCAAAGATGATGCGGCAATTACCCAGGATACCCGCGGGCTTTTAACCTATTGGTGTTTCCATGATTCGTGCAATCACACCTGGCATGAAGCGCGATCGATGATTTCCGGGCAGGATAAAATCGCTCAATTCTGCGAAGGTTACGATCCGAATTTTAAACCTCAAGAGAAAAAATCACCTTTGGATACCGGGAAGGATCATCCGGATCCGCCTCCCCGGGTCCCCCCTCCTGAAAGTGTCGATCCTTCTGTTTTTTTTGATGGCAAGAAGCTGCGATCGCAATACCTGGCCAAATATCTACAGGGATATTTCCAACCAATCATCTTTGATGATGCCGACTTTTACATCTACGACAAAGAATCGGGCGTCTGGAGGATTACCTCGGCAAACTTGATCGGCCAGGCAGCGGAAAGGGCTCTTGATAAGTACGCAACAAATAACCTGATAGAAGCCTCGATAAAGCTGTTGGGTAAAAGAACAATAATCCATCCGGATGATTTCAAGCATAACAACCAATTTTTGAATGTAAAAAACGGGATGCTTGAAATAGAGACCGGCAAGCTGCATCCGCATGATTCGAAATATCTGTCACGGATCCAGATGCCGGTGGAATATGACGAAGATGCGCCGTTTGATTTGTGGGATAAATTTTTGGGAGAAGTCTTTGCCGATGATCCAGAGAAGATCTTAGCTTTGCAAAGTTATTACGGATATTGTCTTTTGCAGGATTGCCGATATCAGAAAAGCCTTTTCATGGTAGGCGATGGCGCTAATGGTAAATCAGTGGCCTGCGACGTATTGATTAATATTTTAGGTGAAAATAACGTTTGTGGGCTGCCATTGGAATTGATGGGCGAACGATTTTTGATAATTGAGTTAAAAGACAAGCTTGTCAACGTGGCCTCGGAGATCGAGACAAGCAAATTGATCGGGACCCGGAACTTTAAAACCGCCGTGGCCGGCGGAATGATCCAGGCGGATCAGAAGCATGGAAAAGCTGTAAAGTTCTATCCTGTAGCAAAACATATATTCAGCATGAACGATGTTCCGAAGATCACCGATAAATCGCATGGATTCCAGCGGCGGCCTATGGTTTTAAAATTCAATCAAAGATTCGAACCGGGCATGGATAAGTGGGATCCGCTTTTACTTGATAAGCTGTTGGTCCAGAAAAACGGGATATTTGCGTGGATGGTCGACGGATTGAGAACAATCTTAGATACAGGCGGACTCTACGTTCCGGAGGTTGTTGAAAAAGATACCAAAAGATTTATCCAGCTTACCAACCCGGTCATTCAATTTATTCAGGATTGTTGCATTCCGGGACCGGATTATAAAGTTGTGCCGATGGAACTTTACAAGGAATACAAAAAATGGTGCGAGGAAGGCAAAAACAGGCCGCTTTCCAGGAATCGGTTTTATGGACAAATATTGGTGCATTGTTCTGGTGTGACAGAGACGCAAGTAGGCCCGGAGAGGCGTAGGATGTACGTTGGCGTAGGGTTAAAGGCTTCCTGGTCGTGATTTAAAATTGTCCCGGGAGCGAAGCGACTGGCACCTTTATTGATGCCTTTTTAGGAGCGAATTGACTGGCAAACATTATACAACGTTATACACGTTATTATTTTTTTTCGTTTTTCCCGCTCCTCCTTTCCCTCCTCTCAGAAAATTACTGTTCACTTGAAAGTGTCTCAAGTGAACATTAAATGATACAGGTGAACAAAAAAGGAACACTTTTTTGGCTAAAACTGTTCAGATTATAATGAATAAAAACAATTAATTAGAGGAATTTGAACACTTTGAACAACTTTTTTCAATTTATTTATAACTTCTAACGAAGAAAAAATATATATAAAGAATATTAGAAAAAGTTGTTCAAACTGTTCAGATCTTTCTCAGGCCGCATGAATCGGGAGTTTAGGGTGAACATTTTTACCCGAAAAAGTGTTCTAAAACTGTTCAGATTGCAAAAAAGATGTTCACCTGGATGCATAAAAGCGAATTATAGCGGGTAAAAGACGGATCGACGCGGGCCGGCTGCGGAACTTGATTCACATGGATACCAGAAAGTGAGCGGCAAATTTTTTAAAAGGAAGGGGGAGGGGACACGGGAATTGTGGTGTGTTCTTTCAATATCTCCTTAAACCGTTGATTATCGAGGGTTCAGGGTAATCAGGGATTGACAAAAACCGGGTGTGAAGCGGTTAGGGTGAGATATCCCAGGTTACGGCAAAATAAGGCTTTTGTCGTTGTTGTCGATTTCGGCGATTTTTCCGGATCCGGATCTTGGAAATACTTCGATGATTGCAGCTGATCGCGTGTCTCAAGAAGTGGACACGTCTGATAAAAATCTTTTATGTCAACTTTTTGGCCTGTTTCCAGGGTCTGAATTCGGGGATTATGGGCGATTATAAAGGATTAAAAAGGTGTGAAAATGTCTAATTCTGGAATACTGAAGGGTAGAAATAGTATTTGCTCATTTCTGAATATCCGTAAAGCGGTATTTTATCGATTGGTGGACCAGGGCCTCCCGATAAAAAAGATTGGTAATTCCTGGTATGGCCACCGGGATGTTCTGGAAAAATGGTTTAAGGACTTCGTCGCAATCGAGAAAACCGGATTATCCGGCCAGGGCGATCCCGGATCGGACATGTCAGATTGACGAAACCCCCATGGGTCCCATCGGGACTCCTAATAAATTGCAACACACAGACGGATAGTTTTTATGCTATTTCTGAATCCTAATTTCAAAATTTTTTATAAAATTTTTTATAAAAAATCCATTCAAAAATACCCTGTCAAGTTTTTTTTTTGTCCGTTTATAGACCACTATTGTCTATTTATGATTCGTTTGTGTCCAGCTATGACCGTTTAAAAATCCACTCCCAAAAGCCGTGATATAAATTTATCTGAATAAAAGGATTTGTATATATGGCGGCTCAAAACAAAATCGAACAGTACAATCTTGGAAAGCGAGTTTTCGAATTAAAAGAGCAGGGTTCTCCGCAAGACGAAATCGCTACTATTCTTTCCCGTGAACTTAGGAAGGGGCGCGGCATTGATGACACTATCAGCCAGTCAACGGTTCAGCGGTTCTTGAAAAGGGCCACGGATAAGGAAAGCGGAGAAGCGAGACAGTATGTTTATAATTACACAAATGCCACGGTCCCAAAGGATCTTGAGATCATCGAAGAGGTCCAGGGTTTTTTGCTTAATATCAAGCGCAATGAAAAAAAGGACCCGAAAACCGGCGAAATGGTGGATGCCGGCATTGAACTTCGCAACCGGGTTTATGCCGCGGTGAGCTTGGCCAGGGTAACTTTCGATAAACTAAAAAACTTAGGTGCCCTTAAACCACCAGGGGACAAAGACGAAACAGAGGATGAGGACCCTAATAACGGACAGCCCGCTGTATCGACCGGATCCAATTTACGATCAATTTCTGCTCGATTTGGAATTGGAACCGGAAAAAAAACAGCGTGAAATTCTCCGCGAGGTCGTCGTAAATGATCTTTATTTTCTTGCAAAATACATTCTTGGACATTGGTGGATCTGTTGGGATCCGCATAAGCCATTTTGTGAAGAAATTGAAAAAGACATCAACCAAACGCTTTATTTACTTCCCCGCGGCCACTGTAAAACACAGATCTATAATACCTCAGATACCATACGGCAATATCTCAAAAATCCTACCGAACCAATTGGCATTTTTTGCGACCAGGCAAAAAGGGCAAAATGGAAACTCAGGCCGATCCGAAGTCAATTCCAGCGAAACGAAACCCTTAAATGGCTTTTTCCAGAAATTCTCTTTGATAATCCCAAACGGCAATCAGAAAAATGGACGGATGAGGAACTCAATCTTAAAGCTCATGACGGTGGCCAGGAACCTTCCATCGGTGCTTATGGATTGGATGCTATGCCGACCGGTCTTCATTTCCCAAGAATCAAGGGTGATGACCTGGTTACGCCGGATACGGTTACAACAGCGGATCAGATCAATAAAACCCGGAACAATTACGGAACCGTCCGATCATCAATTCTTATGCCTAGCGGAAACATTCAAATATGCGGCACGATATATGACGACGGTGATCTGCATAGGGAAATGGAGGATTCAGAAGAATACCGGGTCTATAAACGTCCGGCGGAATGGTTGGAAGAAATTCATCGAGGCGTCAAACAACGGCGGACATTATGGCCGGTTCAATTCGGTCCTGAAGCCCTGGACAAAATCCAAAGGGATCCGACCGTCGGGCTTTATATCTATTCCTGTCAGTATCTTCTTGATCCGGTACCGGAAGATGAAAACGCATTTTTTCAACTCAAGTGGTTTGGCCGTTATACCAAACTTCCCAGGCGGCTTAATATGTTCGCTGCTGCGGACCTTGCAATATCTGAAAAGAAACTTGCCGCCGAGACTGCTATCGTCGTCGGTGGTTTAAATACTTATCACGATCTTTTTATAATCGATATCATCCACGGGCATTGGGATGCTTTGGGTATTATCGATGAGTTGATTGAAGTTCAGCGGAGATATAAACCAGGCATATTTACTATTGAAGCTGAAAACATTCAACGAACGATAATGCCGTTTTTGAAGATAAAGATGCGGGAAACCGGGTTTTTTCTTAATGTGGATCCCAGGATGCCAAAGGGCGATAAAGTCGCAAAGGCCAGACCCATGCAGGGCCGGGCTAAAGAGGGCGCGATTTATTTGCCGAAAAAGGGATTGGATCAGCCCGAATGGTTATCACATGCAGAATTGCAGATCAGAAGATTTCCGAAAGGCAAGGATAAGGACATTATTGATTCGGCCTCTCTGCTTTGCCATCAGCTGGATGAACAGTGGAGGCCTCCGACTCCGGCGGAAATGGCTGAACGGCTAAAAGAAGACTATGTACCCTTAGATGAAGTTGTGGGGATGTGAAGATGAAACTTGTAGATATGAAGATCCCGAAAAAAACGAAGGCGCAGCGCAAGGCGGAAATGGCTCCATCAACCATTGGTGGTGATGAAGAACAATATCCCTGGGGGCTGCGATTGAACTTTAATTCTAAAGAAATTGAAAAACACCCGGCTTTAAAAAAAGCGATTGCCGGTTCAACGGTTAAGATAGCGGCTATTGCTAAAATTATTGAGGTCCGGATTACAGACGCGGAAAAGGGCCGCTTGCGGCACAATATTGAACTTCAGATTCAGAAGATCGGATTTGAAGACCGGTCAAAAACCAAAGAACAGATATTTGAGGAGGCGATAAAGTAAGGAGTGTAAAATGGATAAAACATCAGCCAATTTAGCTGCGCTGGCCATTCTGTCGGTAACGCTGATTATCATCGTTTTTATACAGGTCACCGGAATTAAGGCGGAAAAATCCGTTTTGTCAGGTATTACCGGTATTCTGGGCCTCGTGTCCGGAGGCGGCGCAGGTTACATGCTCGGAAGAGCGAAAGGAAAAAAGACATGACTGGAATCGAAATCGTATTGGAATTTTTACCGTTTTTGGTTGATCTGGCAGAGGGCATTTTCGGAGACGGCGCGGGTGCTCAAAAGAAAGAATTTGTAAGTAAAAACGCCGTTAACATCGCCTCGAAAGTTGAGGATGTCAGCACCGGTGGCCAGAAGGAAACCTGGCATAAAATTAATAAACATCAACCATCCATTGGCCGGTGGATCGATCTTATTGCCGGAAAGTTATTTCCGCCCAAGCCTAAAGAGACAAAGAGGGACCTCGGACCTGGTGAAATTTTATTGGATGATGATGAAGATCGATAGTCCTGGCAACACCCTGGCCGGTATGCTGTTTCCTGAAACAAAGGATTAAATTGGCAAAAGGAAAGTAAAACGAGAAAGTAAATGGCCGGGGCGTTTATCAGATGCCGGGCGGCACTGAAAAAACGTTTACATATCGCCAGCTCAAAGACCATACGATCATTCCGCCGGGCAAACTGGCCAGGTTGACGAAGGGCAGGTATTTAAGCCCGGCCGGAGGAAAAGGTAAATTTAAATGGCTGGTATCCAAACTATTTAAGAGGGATATAAAATGGCTATCGTAGCGGGAGATTTAGACAAGTATTTGACGGGTGCCGTTTCGGACGGCGGCGCTCAGCGCCGTTGATTTTACCATAAGAATCGAAGGCGATACCGCCGCATAGCTTAGAGGGAAATGTGATGGCTAAAAATCTGAATTGCAAAAACTGTAGACACTGGGATGAAAATGAAAAGCATCTTGTGCCTGTAAACAACAAAAAGGTGCTTTTTCGAATATGCAGAAGTCCGTCAATGGCTGTTTCAAAATCATTGCTTTTGATGAAAGGCAATATGTCTGAAGAGACGAAGGTCATTTCCATCGGGCAGAATCCAGTGCTCACCCATGCAAAATTTTACTGCAATTTGCATGTCAAAAAATAATTGTAAAGGAGATTTTCGATATGGCTGGATCATCGGTTGTCCAAGATATTAAAGAACGTGATGGGATTATTGATATCATGTTGGATTGGTTGGCGGACGATACGGACGGCAGTGTCCCGGATACAGACATAAAATGGCCGATCGGTGGAATTCTGTCTCACGTTACGACCAATCCGGGTGCAACGGCACCCACGGATCTGTATGACATCGTCCTTGAGGATAGGGACGGTGTTGACGTAATGGGCGGAGCGCTTGGTAACAGGGCAACGGCTACAAGCGAAGTTGCCTATCCCAAAGAACCGGCCGGGGCTGTCAATATGAACGGTGTGCCCGTACTTGGCGAATTGACGTTCAAGCTGACAAATAATTCCGTCAACAGTGCCCTTGGTACAGTCCGGTTAACCGTCATCAAGATAGGATGATCACATGCTTGAAAACCTTATTAGGATTGGCGATGAAAATCAAATTTTGAAGGATCTATCCCAAGAGCATCGAAAAATGATTCACGGCGCTTTTTACGGGGCTATTAGGGAAATTACCGGGAAAGAACCGGATCAATTGGATATGGCCAAACACGCCGGCATAGAAACCCATGATCATCTGAATTTTGCGGATTATGTTTATAAGAAGCAAGTTATTTTAAGGGTCTTTGCACCGGAGTTTAAACACGTCGATGGTAAAACCATAGTGAATCAGCAAATATTACAGGTATGGAAAACAAATGCCAGACACCGCAGAAACTAATCTTGCTAAATACATCGTCGATGATCTGTTCAAGTGGTTCAAGGATGAGCGCAGCAACCAATTAGAGCCGGTTTGGCGTAGAAATTACGATGCGTTTCGGGGCAGATATGATTCGGCGGCATTGAAGAAATGGAAAGCTACCGAAGGTCATGCGTGGCGAAGCAAGGTATTTGTTCGCTTGACCAAGCAAAAGGTCGTTACCGGATTTAACCAGGTAATGTCTATTATGCTTCAAGAAGGTAAGATACCCTGGGATATCCAACCGTCACCCATGCCGATGAATCAAGCCGGTGCTGTTTTGGATCCTGCCATGGCAAAAGAGCGATGCGACCGTATGCGGCTTCAGATCAAGGATGATTTTGCAAAGGCAAAGGCGGATCGTGTTTTTATGAGCAGCGGACTTGAAAAAGCGCTTTACGGTTTATCATGGTTAAGAGGTCCGGTGCTGCGACCTTTTAACGGCATGTCTGTTTCCTTTGGCATTCCGGGATTGAATCAACTCTATTATTCACCTGAACTTTTGCAGCAGTTCGGGCGGCATACCATGACGCCGAATAAAACATATCGCCCGGTGTGCGAAAATCCCGGGGTGTGGAATGTGTTCTGGGATCTGGAAAACCCGGATCACAATAAAGGTCATGGTGTTGTCGTCAGAGATATGATGTCAAAGGGGCGCTTTTTAGCTCTTGCCGATGTAAACGGTTATGACAAAGCCGCCATCAATAAGATTGCCTCTGAATTCAGATCTGAAGACGATGCTTCAGGTGAAGACGACGATTCTTTTGGCCCGGATCGTGAAAAATTCAACAAGAGAAAGCGCATTATACCGGTTTACACTTTCTATGGCCGGGTACCCAGAAAATATTTGATTGGATATGAAGGCAGATCAAAGACGCAAATCCGCGGCCTGTCTTCTAAAAACGATCGTGAGGTAGAAATATTTTGTGTGGTAGCCAAGGCCAAAAACGCCCGGATCATCCGAAAACCGGTAATCAATCCGTTCCCGTACAGAAATTTATATCTGGCAAAATGGGAAGATTTGCCATTAGAAGCCGGCGGCGTCGGGATCCCTGAAAATATAGAAGACTCCCAGATGATCATTAACGGACTAACCCGGTCCATGCTCGACAATAAGGCGCTTTCATCCAATTTGCTTTTAGCTTGGAACCCGCGGCGCTTGGCCCCGGGGCAGAACAAAACCTTATATCCCGGAAAAACATTCGAGGTTGAAGAAGGTTCTGAAGACGTTCGCAAGGCTTTAGATTTCTTTTCGCCTCCGGACAATACTCGCGGAACACCGGACATGATCAACTTGTTCCGGGAATTGGCAGACCATGAATCCAGCATATCGAGAAACATGGAAGGCCAGCTTGATTCCAAAGACCGCCGAACGGCCTATGAAATGTCAAAGCTTGCCGAGGGTGGAAATAAAATGATCGGTGGAACGATCCGCAACACCGACGAAGGGCATATCGAACCGATCGTAACCGGTCATTATCATTATCACATGATCACCAATCCGGATGAAGGAATGAAAGGCGATTTTTCTCCGGTGGCCACAGGCTACCAAACATTTATGGACCGGTCAAACAGATCACAGGATATTTTATCTTTATTGCAGCTTTCATTGAGTACGGAATTTACGGCACAGTTTACCAAGGTATTGCCCTTTTTAAGGGAGTTGGCAAGAACCAGGGATCTTGATCCGGATAGATTCTATCCGTCTGACAAAGAACTCCAGGAAGAAGCCGATGAAGTTGCAAAACTTCTACCTCAACCTTGGATGCAGGAACCTTCAATGCCGATGATTGGACAATAACTATGCGAAATGAAAAAACAGGTCCGGCTATTGATGAAACCGAAGCCGGCCAATTGGCGTCGTTAATGCGGGATCCGAACTGGCCAATATTTAAAGAATATCTGGGCAGAATTCAGATGGAAGCATTTAAAAAACACATGCGGTTAGATTCAGGGCTTGAAGCAAGCGGATATTGGAAAGGAGTTTGGAACCTGTCAGACGATTTAATCGATTTGGATGTAAAAATTGGAAAGCAAATATTTTCTGAAACCGACAAAGAAGAAGGGAGTCAAGGGCTATGAACATGAAACGATTCAAAACTATTGGTTTGGCAGTATCGATACTGCTAATCGCTGCTTTGGCGTTTGCCTTCAGCACCAGGCAGGAAAACGTATGGACTGCGCTTCAGTATTTTGACCAGGGATTGAAGATTACCCGCGGTCCGTTTGAATGTCCGGCGGATCAAATCAAACAGTCCTGGTTTAACCGACGGTTTACCCTGGAAGAATTTGAAACCAATCCGGTTTCAGCTGGAATAGAAGGCGGCGCTGCCACCGGTGTAACCGGTGATGAAAACGTCATGGCATTTGAGGATAATATCTTTGAGTATCATATCCTTGGAGCCGGCCAGACAAAACTGGCACCAATTTTAGCCGCCGGTGGGTTGAACGTTGCTCTTGACCTGGGCGCGGATGAAGGTCTTGAAATTAGCCAGGGAATTACAGCCCGGTCCAGATCCGCGTTCGTGATCGGCACCGATGCGTTTTATTTCAAAGCGACGTTTTATATTACCGATGTTAGCGGCACGGATGATTGCGCGGTGGGTTTCCGGACCGCCGAGGCTTATCAGGCGAATATCGACGATTACAACAATATGGCCGCATTGAATGTGATTGCCGGTGATATCAATATCGAAACCATCGATGACAATGCGGGTACGACCACAACTGACACGACGGATAATTGGGCGGATCTCGCAAGTCACACTTTGGCGGTATATGTGGATGTAAACGGCGTGGTGACCTATACGATCGACGGAGCTGCACCGACGACAACGGCGGCTTTTACGTGGGATGATGGTGATACGGTTGTGCCGTTTTTATATCTTTTACACACCGGAGATTTTGCAGAAGCAACCTATCTTACGTCCTGGGAGTGTGGTCTGCAATAAATAATATATTTGGCCCTCGTTCAAACGGATTACCGGATATGGCCTGTTTGAGCGCTGGATTACCAAAGGAGACTGTTAAAAATGAAGATTAAAAACGAAGATACCGCCGATAAGGGCGGAGAAGACACGGAAGCCGACGGCGCTGAAGAATTTACACAAGAAGACGCTGAAGCGGCTTTTGCCGAAGGTCTTGGAGAGACGGCCCCTGAAACACCGGATGAGACTACCGACAAAAAAACGGCCCCTGAAGGTTCAGAGACTACCGACGATGCAAGCCAACCGGGTTCGGCAGGAACGGAAAAACCCGGAGAGGAAACTAAGGATGGTGATTTATCCTCTAAAAAGCCCACTTATGAAGATCTTGAAAAACAACTTCAAGATACCAAAACCTGGGCGCATGGCTTGACATCGACCGTTGCAGAATTGAAACAAAAGGTTGATGCAACGGATCCGAAAGGGACCAAACCCGGAGAAGCGGACCAAGGCGACGACGATTTGCCCGAAGAAATCAAGTCGTATTTTGCCGATTATCCGGAGGCAAAAAAAGCTTTTGAATATCTTGCAAAAAAGCAGTTGGGCGGCATGGACGCCGAAGAAATTAAAACCACGGTTACATCGATGCAGGGTCAGATTAATCAGGTCAATTTTGAAAAGGCCGTTGTAACCGGTTTTATGGGTGAGGACAATAAGTGGGTAGACGGCCACCCGGATGCCTATAAAATCATGTCAACCGAGGATTATGGCGTATATTTTGCCGCCGAGTTAAAGAAGGATGCCTCATTAGGTAATATTTCAGATCCTTCAGAAGCTATTGCCGTATTAACCCGCTATAAGACCGCCAAGGCCAAATCAGGCGCGGCTGCGCATGACGCCAATTTAGGCGAAGGCATGGCGCAGGATGTTACGGATATGGCCGCGAGTGCGGTCGAAACCGGAGCGAATACCGGTCCCGGTAGCCAGACTAAAAAAGATGAGGATAAATCACCAGAGGAAATATTTGAAGAACATGCAAAGTAATAAGGAGTAAAGCCATGTCCGAATACACTCATTTTGGTGATATTTCTCCACGTACAAATTTTGCCGCGTGGGGCAAACTGCTCAAGCGTACCGTACCCGGCATTGTTGTTGAGCGAAGCGCCCAGACCAAGCCCATGCCGAAAGGCAAGGGCAGGGTGATGATCTTTAGGCGGTATTTGGCCCTTGCAAGGGCTACTGCGCCATTGCAAGAAGGCGTAACCCCTCCGGGTACAAAACCGACGTTTGTAGATGTGAGATGTACCCTGGAACAATACGGGGATTGGATCGGGATCACCGACGTTATTGAAGATACCCATGAAGATCCTGTTTTGGCAGAATTTAGGTCCTTGCAGTCACGACAGATGCGAGAAACGAGAGAAGACCTTAACATCGGGATTCTGAAAGGCGGAACCAGCGTTACATATGCAAACGGAACTGCCCGAACGGATGTCAATACCTTCCTTACTCGCGGCCAGTTAAAATTAACGATCCGGAGTCTCCGGGGATCCGATGCCGAATATTACATGGAACTTTTGTCCGGATCACCCAAATACGGGACGGAACCGATCGGCGCGGCATTCCTTGGGTACGGGCATACCGACATTGAAGCCGACCTGACCGCGATTCCCGGATGTACCAAGGTTCAGAACTATCCGGATCCGAGCAAGGCAATGCCTTATGAAGTATGCTCTGCTGAGAATATCCGATTTTCTTTAACCACCATGTTTACGCCCTGGGCGGATGCCGGCGGCGCCAAGGGTGCCATGCTGTCAACGACCGGTACAAGTGCCGATGTTTATTCGGTCCTCGTGGTTGCTCCGGATGCCTGGTGTACGGTACCGCTCCGGGGTGTAAATTCCGGTAACATTGCTGTTGTCAATCCAAGGCCCAGAGGCGGCGATGCTTTAGGCCAGCGCGGCACGTTAGGCTGGAAATACTGGCATACCGGCTGCATCCTGAACGATGATTTGCTGGAAAGGCATGAATGCGCCGTGACCGCAAATCCAACATAATACGTTTATGAAAGCGTAGGGTTCAGGGTCTAAAGCCCTGAACCCGCAAATCATTAACAATAAGGAGTATGACATGGATTTAAATGCTGTAGTTCATGGAACCTGTGACGGCACCGGCGCGGCAATCAATGTTTGCCTGGGGTTTATCCCCAGGCATGTAAAGATACTCAATGCTGAGGATGCCGGCACTCTCATGGCAGAAGTGGAATGGATCAAGGGGATGAAGGTTATTTCCGCCATTGATGAGGGTATTTTGCTCGAAGGCGGCGATGATGCGGATCGTCAGTTACTCGCAACCGGCGGCATTAGCGAATACGAAGGCGGCGATGAAATCGTTTTTGACAGTGCATCCGGCGGATGGGTCGATAACTTGACAGACCTCAATGCCAAAGATGAGGTTTATGTCAACGGCCATTACGAGCGGGATGAGGCTACGGATGATGCCTATCAGTGTTATGGCGATTCCGTTGATCCCAATCCCGTGCATGGTATGAAATTAAAGACGCCTCCCGGTTTCACCATCGGAACGAACGCCGATCTTAACGTTAACGGCGAACAGTTGCTATGGATTGCTACCCGGTAAAAAAACAGAAGATCAGAAGGTGAGAAAATTGGTTCTTTTCCTTCTGGTCTTCTCAACCTGTTTTGAAAGGATTTTTAAAGATGACAGACAATGAAGGCCAGAAAGACAATGAAGGCCAGAAAGATCCAAAAAAGAACCCGGCAAAGAATCCGCCAAAAAAGAACCCGGCAAAGAATCCGCCAAGGGAATTTGCTATTATTAAATTCCCAGGCAAAACACTCAAGACAGATCCGGCCCGGATCAGCGTAAGGGTTTGCGGCGAAAGAATGCTGATGAAGCGCATGGAATTTATACCCATACATGTGAAATTCATCAAGGCATTAAGAAACGCAACCGTGCCGGTTGTCGAAGATGAAGATGCATCAGGGGATGCGATTGATTCCGTTCGTCGTCGAAAGATTGTAGATCATGCACCGCGCTTCCCGTTTGAGCTTGTTGGATGGATATCGGAGAAAGATTATAAAAAGTTTCGGAAAATTGCACTTAAACGAAGCATCACACAAAAAGAGGTTGATAAGGTAATCTATGGCTAATCCGTATGCCAGAACCGTTTTACAAATTTTAGATGACACCCTTCGGCTTTGTAATGATTTCCGTGTCTCCGGATCAGACGGCAAAAAATGGTCCTGGGAAGAAGCCAAAACGGCGTTAAAAGACACGGTTCTGGATATGGTTCGACGAACGGGAATATTAAAGGCCGTTCGAGTTCTTCCCTTGCAGGAAGATGTGGCCATTTATGATCTGTTCGGTGATTGCATTCGAATATTAAGGGTTGGGATCCACGGGCTATCCGGTACGGTGGTTTTGCCGCGGTCCATGGCTGAATATGATCGATCAGGACGCGGTATGGTGGAAGAAGGTTTTCCGCGAGAATTTTTCAAGGATAATATCGATTCCGGCAAGATCGGATTTTATCCGACGCCAAGCGCGGACGGATCGAGCTTTACCCGTGACAGCGACACCGGTCTTTTGCGCCGGGTTGTGGATGAGGACGGCAATGTTTTGCCTTTTGATGACAACCTGGCGTTACGGCGAATATCCGGGGTGCCGTTTACCCGAACCGGTGACGGCCAAATTATCCGGGACGTTATTTCTCCGTATGGGAATATCATGCTGACTTTCGTGAGAGCGCCACAGTTTCTGGATCAGCCAAATCAGTATATCGATAGCGAAATACCCGAGTATGTTCACAAGGATTTAAAATACGGAGCAGCCGACCGACTATTGACCGGATCCCGGCTTAGAGTCCATCAAATCAAAAAAAAGAAGTTCGGCCCGAAATGGTACGGGATTGTCAAGGATCTACAGCATAACGCCGAGCATAAGGGACCGCTGGATGATATGGGGATCCCCGGCGGCGGTGTGTCCGGTTCAATGAATGGAGAACTGTTTGATTATCCCCAAGAATAGGAAATAGGAAAAAGAAAAGAGGAAAAAGGAAAGGAGATAAAAATGGCACCAGGATCGATGGTAAAATTCATAGATCGTGATGAAAAAGAGCATATCGCTTTGGTAATACATGCCTGGCAAACCAGTTTAAATATCGCCTATGTTGGAGGAGAAGAAGATTCTTTCGGCAAGGTTATCGTCAGAGAAACTTCCGTGCCCTGGTTTGAGGAAGGCATGAAGGGCTTTTATATAAAAGATCCGGGTTTTTAAAATATAAAAAAATGCTTCTATCAGAATATAAAAAAGATCGTGATGCGCTTTCCAGAATGGCGCTTCTTTTAACCGGAGATCCCATGGGCGAACGATGGAGTTTGACCAGGGCGGCACAGGCACTAAATGACGTTGTTCTCGATTTTTGTCTGAAAACCCGGATGATCAAGGAAGAGATCAATGTTCAGCTGAAAGAAAACCTCCACGAGTACGATATCAAAACTCTGATCGCAGAAGATGGTACATTACGATTTTATGGATATCCGATACGTTTAGGATTCAACGGTAACAACTATCCCGCAATGTGGCCGACGAATTTGCTGGCCATCGATCTTCTTGGATGTCCTCAAACCTCCAGTACCAGTACGCATCGATGGCACCTTGATAGTGTCAGTCCCGGAAAGGTGATTTTGTTCGGTCCGCCGGCACAGGACGGCGAAGCGTTGCCGTTCGAAGAAAACAACATGCAAGTGACCTATATTGCACTTCCGACCTACATGAGCGCCGGTGATTCTTATCCGGATACAAAGATCCCGGTGATTTCATACGAGGCGTTTCCATACGGAACGGCCTCCCGGCTTTTGGATGAAGGTGATGAGGAAGATTTGGTTAAGTCCCTTGAAATGGATTTTATGTACCGTAGGTGGACGCTGGAAGCAATTGCCGATGAATATCGAAATTTAACCGCATATGACGATGTGAGGCCGGGATAACAGCCATGGATATAATGACTCCAATAAACAAGACTCATATTACCCTGCATCATTCTTTAACCAAAGATTCAGGAACCGTGTCATGGGATGCCATACGAAGATATCATATGAATAAGAAGTATGATGATATTGGGTATCATTTCGGCATTGAGTTAATTAATAAGCGGCATGAAATATTGGTTGGCAGGATGTTAAATGAAAAAGGAGCGCATTGCATTCAGCAAGGCATGAACCGCCAATCGATCGGGATTGTTTTTATCGGGAATTTCGATATTGCAAAGCCGCCTCATCAAATGTGGATATTGGGATTAAGGTTTGTAGGCTCTTTAATGTCTATATTTGGGATACCAAGAGAGAACGTTAGGGGGCATAGAGAGTACGCGAGTTATAAAAGTTGCCCGGGATGGCAATTTAAAATGAATGTTTTTAGAAATAGTTTATAGTTGAACCCGGAGGATATTTCATTGACCAGGCCTCTTAGCATTTCTAATCACCAGGGCATTGCGCCCCGGTATGATCCCGCCTTAAAAAAAGGATTTGCCCGGACCGCAGAAAATTGCGATCTGTCTTCCCGCAAGATCAAACCCTTCGCTGATGCTGCTTTGCAAAAAGCAGACACGAATTTATACAATTCTCTTTTTTTTTATCTCGGCAATTGGGAAACAGGTAATAACAAGCATTACCTGAACTGGAAGATCGGCAGTTATGACCTGTTGATTTATCTCAAATCCGGCGTGCCGTACAAGAAGGTCAACGGCGTCGAAGCCATCCTTGGCCAGACCCGGCCATCAGCGCCCACCGTGGCCGGTAACGGCGCGGGTGTGCTTTCCGATACGTTTTATTATATGATCACCCTTACTCGCAGCGTCAACGGCCATATCGATGAATCAGGTCCTTCTGCTGTAGCAAGTATAACCTTGTCTACTCAAAAATGTCTGGTGACACGTCCGACCATTTCAGATTCCAATGTGACGTACTGGAATATTTACCGGATGAGCAACGACAGTGGAGAATATCAGTTTGTGTCCACGGTTGCCGCCGGAACGTCCACTTATGACGACAACAATGCCGATGCGGATCTGGGCGCCTCTCCTACGACATGGTACACATCCGACCAGGGCAACTCCATCTATTTCGACAAACCCCAGGTGACATTCGACGGCCTTATCACGGAACCCTTTACCGGTATGGTCTTTTTCTGGAAAGGATCAACGCTGTATTGGTGCGAGCCCGGCTACCCGGATGCCTGTCCCTCTTTCTACAATATGAATATGCCGTCGAATATCAAACGGGTGATTCCCTTTGCCGGCACGGTGGCAGTATTGACCGAAACAGGGCCGCTTCGGGTAGACAGTACACATCCGGAGTTGCTTCAGCCGTCAAAAGTCCTGGGCGAAGAACCCTGTATCGGCACTGCGGCATGTAAAACCTCTAAAGGCGTGGCATATTATTCCGACTCCGGGATCGTGCTGTTCAACCTGGCGGAAACCCTTGTCGTTTCAGATGATCGATTTACCGAGGATTGGTTCAAAAACAATGTGGAAAGCTCCGGCGCGTTCATGATCGAAAACGACGGTGTTTTATACCTGTTTCATTCCGCAGGCGTTTTGGTCGTGGATACCCGACCGAAAACAGCCATTTGGTTTACCCTGGACATTATCGCCTATGCCGCACATGTTCGTCCGGACACCGGGGATTTGTATTATATCGATTCCTCCGGAGTGCAAAAACCTTTCGCCGGAAACGGTCTTTTAACCTGGACCTGGCAAAGCGGCGATGTCGTCGGAGCGCATCCGGGAGACAAACCCTTTCAGGGGATAGAGGTTATGGGATCCGGAACCATTACGGCAACTCTTTACGCGGATGATGTCCAGAAAGCCGAAAAAGCATTGACATTTACCATGGACCGAAATCGAACGCTTAATTTTCCGGCTGAAACCAATGTCAGGGCCATGCAGTATAAACTCACCGGTACCGGCCAGGTGAATGAGGTGGTTGTGAGGTATTCGCCGTGAGCAATCCGATACCAAATTCAGCGCCAACAAATACCCGGCGGCGTCAATATAGAATCGGCCAGGTTTCCATATCTGAAATCAATCGAGTGTTGCAGGATATCGGCCTAAGACTTGACCAAGTGGACGCCATTGGTCAGGATCCGGATATCAAAGGGCGTATTCTGCGAAATCTCAGTTCCGGAACGTTGGCCAATTTATCCACAGACAATCTTATCGAAGGGATCACCAATCTATATTTTACATCCGAGCGGGTTGATGACCGTGTGGCGGCATTGCTGCAGGAAGGATCCGCCATAACTCTAACGTATGATGACAATGCCGATACGTTGACAGTTGCCGTAAAAATAAAGGCAAATTACGGGATCGATGTTGATGTAGACGGCCTGAAACTCAAACAGCAGTCACACATTGCCGATGCTGCCGCCGTGTCAGCATTGTCTTTGGCAGCCGGTGCCGATACGGTCGATATGGCCGCCTTCAATACGGCGCTTGGAACCCTGGTCACGCAGATCAACGCAATCAAGGATGTTGTCAACTCCATTTTAACGAACTTGGAAAATGCCGAAATTAATAGCGGACCTTAAATTATGATACGTGAAGCAAAGCAAGCTGATTATCCTATTATTGCTGCAAAGGCAGCGGATTTTTACGAGTTTTCAGGCCTGGCTCAGAAGGGGCTTTGGTTTGATTGTGATCTATTTTTTGAGTATCTGGTTCGTCTCCAAAAAATGCATCACGTCAAAATTATCGTTGCAGAAAGAGAATCGGACATTATCGGATCCGTTGCCGGAATCATTTCGCAGTGGTACCTGCAAACGTCGCAAACGATTGTCCAGGAACACTGGTTCTGGGTGGATCCGGATTGCCGCGGCATGGGATACGACAAACGGTTAATCAATGCCCTGATAGAATGGGGGAAAGATCAAAAGGCAAGCTTTTGCATCATGAACGCCCTGTCAGGCTTTGAAAGAAAATTGGGGCCGTATTATTCGAAATTCGGATTTTCACCATTGGAATCCAATTTTATAAAGGAGATTTGACATGGCAGTAGCAACCGGAACCGCATTGGCATTGGGTTTGGGAGCAACCGCAGCAGTCGGCGGATATTCTGCATATAAACAGGGAAAAGCTGCCGATAAAGCCGCGGATGCCGTACAGCAATCCACTGATTGGCAAAAAGAACTGGCCGGCCAGCAGTGGCAGCGATTTCTCGATACGTTCGCACCCCTGGAAGATAAGATTGTTGAAGAAGCCCATGCACCGGTAGAGCAGCAACCCGGGTTTGCCAGGATGATGGGCACCATTGACCGGGGGTATTCCGATGTAGCGGCCAATACCCGGCGAACTATGGCCGGTCGGTATCCGTCCGGATCCGGGCTGGAAGTCTTGAATCAGGACAATATCGAGATGAATCGAACCCGGACAAAAGCCGGGGCCGTGGGCGCTGCCAATGAAGCCAGGTTTAGCCGGATGCTTCAGGCTGCAGGATTGGGCCGCGGTATACCCACCACTGTAATGAATGCCGCGGGCAATGTGGGTGCGCAGCAAGGAAATTTTGCGAATATGCAAAGTAATGCGGCACAAAACCAATGGAGTTCCTTGGGGAATACCGCCGGTAATCTCATGCAGATGTATTTGATGACAAGAGGCGCCGGCACTCCACCTTATGCCGGTGCAGGTACTTATGGTGTTACGCCAAGTGCAAGCACCCGGTGGAATACATGGCATTAAGGAGAACATCTCATGTTTGATTTAGGTTATGGACTTGGAAAAATGATGGAAGGCGCGAGTAGCGGCGCCGTAAAGGGGACGATGGTCAATATGGCCAGGGATGAGCGGCAAAAAGAGCGCACTGCCACAGAGGACTATCGAAATAAATCACTTGGGATGCAGCAGCAGCGAATCGACAATGAAGAAGACCGGATCAAGATTCAGCACAATGCCAATGCTTTTAAAATTGCTTATGATATCGCCCAGAGGTCCCCGGATCCCCAGGCAACCTTTTCCTCAATTTATAAATCACTTAATCCTGAAGGCGAAGCACCGGAAATAACCCTCGGCGAAAACGACATGGAGATCAATTACCCGACGTTCAAAATCAAAGGCTCTAAAACAGAGCTTCGCCAGGCGTTGGAAATTATCTCCAAGAATCCTGAAATCACGCCACAGGTATTATTGAAACTACAAGAGCTGGGCCTGGCAACGATCACCGTGCCTAAAAAAGATGCTTCCAAGGGATTTGGCACTTTCAGCCAGGGCCAGGGGATTTATAGCAAGGATACCGGAAAAGTGACATTGGCGGCTGATGCTAAAACAGAAGCAAAAGCCGGCGGCAAGGGCGGGTTAAAGGTCAGTGATGTCAATACGGCGCTAAATGCCTTGTTTAAGAAATACAAGGTCGATTCCGGGTTGGGTATCAATGTTACTCCGGACGGCAAATATACTGTAGACATGACGACGTTTATGGCCGGTAAGGAAACCGCCTACAACATTATCAAGAAAAAAGCGGATGCCGGGGATCCCGAAGCAAAAAAAGATCTTGAGAAAATCAACGAGTATTATCAGCTGATGGATAACATGATCCGGGGTTCGCAGAATACCGGACCGTCGTTAAATAAAATGGTTCCAAAGGCGGGTGTCGATAAGGCAAAGCCTGGAACCGATAGAACCGGAAAGACAAAAGCGACGTTCGATTCTGCTACCGGAAGGTTCAATTATAAATGATCGAGATAGAACTTCAAGATAAAGGCATAACGGTTGAGTTTCCGGATGGGACTCCTGAGCATGTCATGAGAAATTCGATTCAGGCCGAATTTTACGGAGCGCCGGCTTTGAGTCAGGATGTTCCTGAAACACCGGGGATGTTTGAAAGTATGATGCCGCGGCAAACCCTTCCCGAACAGACCGCCGAAGCCCAGATCGGCCTGGAAGCCATGCAGCGCGGAGTTACTCCGGAACAATATAAAAAAGAGGTCTATCCTGAAGGGTCCAGGCTGAAACGCCTTGAACAGATGGGGGACAATGTTATTTCGGGTGCCCTGGGGACCGCTGAAGGATTGATCGGCGGCGTTGAATGGATCAGCGGCAGTGAAACCGCTAAAGAACTGGCAAATGTGGCAAAAGCCTGGCGTGAAGAATTAGCGCCGGAAGATCCAACCTTCGTCGATGAAATCGCTATGGGCGTCGGATCCATGGCCACATTCTTTATACCCGGTATAGGTGTCGCCAGAGGCGCGGAAGCGGTGGCGCTTCTGGCACCCAAGCTGGCTGTTTGGGCGGGTGTGGGCGTTTCGTCTGCATTGGAAGCCATGACCGAGGCCGGCCTTGGATTTAGGGAAACCCTTCAGGATACCAAAGATGTTAAAAAAGCCGAGGATGCCGCCGGCAAAACATTCTGGATGAACATGGTCTTATTACCGATAACCAATAAACTTGGTATCTTTGGTGAAAAAGGCGGCAAGGTCCGAAAAGCCATTATGTCGGCATTGATGGAGGGCAGTCAGGAAGGTGCCCAGGAGATCATTGCCGCGGTATCCCAGAACAAGGATGTGGATCCGTGGGCGGTATTTAGAGCCTTCGGCGTGGGCGCGATCGTGGGCGGCGGTGTCAGCGTAGTTACTCCCGGTTCAAAAGGCCCGGTAGAGAAAAAGGCTGAAGAAGCCCGGCCAGATTTGACCGATCTTGATGAAAAATACAAACCAAAGCCGGAAGATAAGGTCAAGGCTGCAGCTGCAGCGAGACAGGCCGAAATCGATACAGCGTTTGAGGAACCTGAAGATAAAATCAAAATCGCGGCTGAAGCGAGACAGGCGGAGATTGATAAGGCTGTTGAAGAACCTGTTGAGGAAGAGGTTAAAAAAGAACCCGTTATCGAAACACCGGCCAAAAAAGCCGAAGCGGTAAAGCTGCCGACAAAGCGCGAAAAGGCATTACAGGAATACAAAGAATACATCGAGCAGCTCTCTCCGGAGGAAAAAGAAAAGGCCAAGGATCTGATCATCGATGAACCGGTTCATGCGATGACAACAAAGCGTAAGATTCAAAGTCGTCTGGCTGAACCCGAAAAAACAGAAGAGCCCGCTAAAGAAGCACTGACAGAACCCGATCTGATTAAAGCGGAAAAATATCCTAAGATCCTTAAAGAAAAAATCACGGCAAAGGACCTGGTTGAATCCAAGACAAGAAAAGAGATTCAGGAAAAGCTTCAGAGAATATTCGGCACATATCAGGTTCTGGATGAAATAGAAGAAGGAGAAAAAACCGGAGAAAAATTAAAAAACAAGCGTATTGAGATCGCTGACAAATACATGGCTGATATGGAGCGTGCCGCTTCCGATCGGGAGTATGATACAACCGAGTACTTATTGGAAAAGGCTTATGGTGCCATAGAAAAAAGTTATCTGAAACAATACAGCCAGGGCCAATATTTTAAAATCACTAAAGACGCACAACTCTTTGATCTTGATAATATTCATCCAAGCGAAAAACCGGACAAAAGAAAATTAAAAAAAACCTGGCGTTATATGTCCGACGCCAAACGAAACCTGAAAGAAAAGCGCGAACCTTTGCAGCTATTCAAGCGCCAGGACGGCAAATTTGTAATTTTAGACGGCAATCACACCTATTTTGTATTAAAGAACAGGGGCGAAAAGATTGCTGTTGGAGAAATCAAAAAGACCATTAAACAACCCAAGGTAAATAATTTAAATGAATTATATAAAAGGGCTGATGAGAACTATAAAGAATTAAAAAGCCTTACCGAAAAAACCGCAAAAAAATACAATGCCACGGCCTGGTTCCGTCCCAATGATCAGGAATTAAAATCAAAAAAACGTTCACAGGCAAAAATTAAAGACTATGACGGTGATGCGTCACAACTAAAAGATGTGATTGCATCGACCGTGAGCTTTAAAAGCGAAAAGGAAATGTACCGGGCGATTGAGGAATTCGATCGCGAACATGGCGTGCTGGAGTTAAAGGATCGATTTAAAAAACCGCTTCCCACCGGTTATCGTGATATTTTAATGGTGGTCAGGCTTAAAGACGGTACGCTTGCAGAAATCCAATTTACAAAAGACCGGCTTTTTGAGGCCAAAGAGCACGGGGCAGGCCATAAACTTTATGAAGTATATAGAAAATTGGGCAGGGCTGCGCAGGAAACAAAAGACGAAGAGATAATAAAGGCTTGGGATGGATTAACAAAAATACAGAAACAATACTATGATCATATTTATCAATCGAAAAATCCGGCCATGTCTTTGGCCTTGACCTCTAAAATTTCATCTGAATTGGTACGAATAGCAAAACAGTTGTCGGGATCGGTCACTTCGATCCGTTTGGATCCTTTCATCCTCCAAACCTTAAAGGGTTTATCGGAAACAACACAGGGAACGCCTTCCCAATCTACAAAACGTTCGGACATAAAACCACCTCCTTCCAAAACTAAAGAAAAAATAACACAACAACCCGGTAAAGTCAAGAAAGTAGTAACCGGATCAGATCGGAAGCTAATGGTTCCTGGAAATAATCGAGAAACCGTTACTTTCACGGTGATGGAACAAAAAGATTTAATTCCGTCTCACCTCCCGGAAACTTTTTCAAAGCATCCTCAATATCCCGAAGGTGTTCAGGAACGGATGTATCACAGTGATAAAAATGAGCAATTAAAAGTAATTGATCATGCCAAAAACTTAAAAACCGATTTGATTCTAACGAACAACCCGGATGCCATTAACGGACCGCCCATAGTGTTGGAAAATGGTATCGTGCTTGGAGGAAACTCCAGGGCCATGACGTTGCAGCGGGCTTATACATATGATTCACAATACGGCAAGGGAAGTAAATTTAAAAAGAAGCTGATTCAATTTGCCGACCAGTTCGGCCTTGATCCGGAGAAGGTCAAACAGTTTGATGAGCCTGTTCTGGTCCGGATCTATAAAGCAGAAGCTACGGATCAAAAAACGCTGCACAAACTGGCCAGCCTGTTTAATGCGCCATTGACCCAGGGAATGAGCGCCGAGGCCAAAACTGTATCCATGGGGAAAAATGTATCACCGGAAACCTTGGAGAATATAGGCGTTCGGCTTGCGGACCGAGACCTGACCATCAGACAACTGCTTGATAAGAAAGACGGCGTTGAAATATTGCGAAGGCTGATCCTGGATGGTGTTTTGACGGAAAACGAATTCAACACATATTACAACGACAAATATGACCGGCTCAATAACGCCGGCAAAGAGGTCATAGAAAAAACCATCTTCGGCGCTGTTATAGACGACCAGGATCTTCTCAGCGTTGCACCCAGGGCCATGACCAATAAAATTGCGTATATTTTATCCCCTCTGGCCAGGATCCGCAGCCGCGGGGGTCAGTGGGACATCACTTCCCAGATAAAAGATGCGTTTGAAATCGCAGTAAAGGTAAAATCCGACAACAATATAGGAAGCGTCGATCAGTTAATGGCCCAGGGAAGCCTGTTTGGCGATGAAAAACCGATGTCTTCAGAAGCGGTTATACTGGCTCATCTTTTCGTTGATGAAAAGCCGACATCTTTATTGAAACGATTCAAAGGATATGCGTCCGATGCCGCAAAAGACATAAAAAACCAGAAGGCTTTATTTGCGCCGCCGTCTCAGCCGGAATCTTTTAACGAATGGTTTGGCGATAATTCTCCATCAAATAATTTGTTCGACTCGATAGGCAATGAAGCCGGATTTATCAATATTGATATGCTTGTTCCAAAGAGATTGGCCGGCAAAATAAAAGAGATTGCACTAGGGGCCCAGAATTCTCGCTTGGAACATTGGTATAATTACCTTCGCGGCCGCCAGGATGCCAAAATAAGCGTCGTGTTGCAGAAAAAGCATATGCCGCAATTGGGTCACTGGCTCCGGAACATGGAAGGTGTTTTGTCTCAAACCGATGAAGGGCGAAAGATATATGAAGCCGGTCGCGAATTTAAGGAAAAAACCGTAAGGCGTTTTCTCAAATGGGAAGCTCTGTATAACGAAGCCGCAGAAGGACTGACCGACCAGGAGAAAAAAACAGTTCTGAAAATATTGGACAGCACGGAAGAAATTACCGGGGATCATCCGACGGAAGTCGCAGCTGCAAAAATCCGGACATTGTTAAAAGATGTGAGGGAGTATCTTATAGAGCATGGCCACCAGGTGAGCTATCTGGAAGGATATTTGCCGCATGTCTTTCAGGGCCGGTTTTGGGTCAGCACCAAAGATGAATTTTCGCATAAGGTTGAAACCATCGGCCAGGCACTGCAAATTGCCCAGGAATGGATTGAAGAAGGAAAAACAAGGGTAAGGGTCATGCAAGACACCTTTATTCCTCCTGACGATGCTACGATGCTTTCGACACGCGGATACTGGCGTCTGGTCAAAGCCATTCAAAAGCAGGCGGGTGAATCCGTTGAGATCCTCGAGGATCTGGATACCGATGAAATACACCAGATGTTATCTGAAGGCAAGGTGGCCAGGCCGAAACCTCGAAAGCGCTTTTTCGGCAACATGATGCGTCGCGTGGTGGACAATCCCAATTACCTGAAAAATCTGGATGAGATCATGCGGCTATACTTTTACGGTGCATCGAGGAAAGTTGGCCAGGATATTTTCTGGCGCAAGGTTCAGCGAAACATCGATGCCATGCCGGCGGGAGATCAACGATTAAAGCAATTCATTGAAACGGTATATTTACCGGGTACTTTAGCGCATCCGACCAACATGGAAGAAGCGGTTGCAAATATATTTCACAAGTTAAAAATTGTGCCGGGCTTTAGCAGTCAGGACTTTAGAAAGATCATGCATAATATCAACCTGGTCCAATATGTGTGGGATCTGGGCCTTTCGGGATCCTCGGCCATTGCCAATGCGTCGCAATTCTTTATGAACGCTTATCCCATCGTCGGTGAAGTGAGTGCATTAAAAGGATATCGAAAAGGCGCAAAAACATTTTTCAATAAAAAATTGTTGGCAGAAGTTGAGCAAATGGGAATTACCCAGGGTGTGAGCGCCATCACCGGCGAAATCCTGGTCACTAAAGACGCATTGAAAGAATTTAAAAGTAAAATGCTGTTTAAGGCCGGTCCCAAAGGATTCGCGGAAGCAACCCTGATACCGTTTACTACTGTTGAAGTGATGAACCGGTTTTCCACCTATTGGGCGGGTAAAGATTTTGCCGCAAAGCAGTTGAATAAAGGAAAATCAGCGGCAGATACGGCGCGGATGGTTGTACCCGATACATCAAGCCTGTTCGCCCTGGGCCAAAAAATAGATAATCGGCTGGCCGATGAAACGACTACCCGAAATGCTTCCTGGAAAGCAAAGACCGGGAGGCTTCAAAAAGAATTTGCTCAGAAATTTGGATATGAGCTTAACGATAAGGTCAATTTTCGCGTGGGCCGGGAAAACCTGCCTCAGATCATTCGTGAAGTTCCTGCCAGGCTGTTTTCTCCATATAAATCTTTTTTGCTGAATCAATTAAAATACACAGTGGATACCCTGAATCCAAAAGGTGTAAAGACGAACCCTAAAAAAGCGCTGCGCTTTACGATCATGACGCTGGCTTTGGCGGGTGTGGCCGGGAATCCGATTGTATATGGCGTTTTTCAAATGCTGCGGTATTTATACAAACAGCTGTTCGATGTTGACATCGAGAAAGAATTAAGGCGCAAGAATCTGATGCGCGGGATCCCCGGTAAAGTGGGTCTGGATATTTCCGGATCCGTGGCCATGCAAATGCCGCGACGGTTATATGACCTTTTGGGCCGTTATGGAAAAATAGCCATAGAGTTAGGAAACCTGGCTTATGAAAAAGGCACCGGCGCCGGCACGATTCGAACAGAGCGCAAATTGAAACGTCAGACCATGCCGGCGCAAATGCAACGGGTAGCGGATGCCATGGAGATCCTGGGCCGCGGTGAATATATAACACCGATTACCAGGACACCGGTGGCCATTAGTGAAAAGCCCTGGGTAGCAGCTGTAAAACGGGCGGCAGGAATTCTCCCGGCGGATGTGGCCAGGGCCTTTGACGAAGAACGGGAAATCGAGAAATTGAAGAAACGATACAAAAGCCTTTCTTCGGATTTAACAGAACGCTGGGCGGAGGCCGTCAAAAATGGTGATCCGGAGAAAATGGACCGGACCATTCGAAAGGTCGTTCATAATGTAACCGATGCCCTCGATCGATTGTCCGAAGCAAAAACACAGGACCAGGTGGCCAGTGCCATGACAGACCTTTTATTCTGGCAAGCCTGGATCGAAAAAGATGAAAAATTTAAAAATGCCATCTTAAGAAAACATATTCCCAGGCAGATTATGAAAAAAAGAAAATTACCTAAATATTTACAGCCCGAAGCGGCGGCGCAATAA